AAAAATAAATATAACTGAAACAGATTTAATGTTAAGAACTACAAAGGAGTTTGAAATAGGTACAGAAAAATTAAGGGTTATAAATGAATTGTTACAAGAAATAAATTACACTTCTCTTTGGGTAGATGAAAATGGACACTATACTGCAAAGCCTTACATTTTGCCAAACGAAAGAGAAGTGGAATACACTTATGCAGATGATGAACTATCTGTAATGTACCCAGGAATAGAAGAAGAATTAGATCTATTTGACATCCCTAATAAATTTGTAATAGTAGCTAGTAACCCCGAAAACCTTCCACTGGTATCTAGATATGAGAACCTGAACCCAAGGAGCGTAACATCTATACCGAGCAGACAAAGAGTGATAGTGGACTATAGAGAGGTCGATGATATAGCTAATCAAAAAGCACTAGACGAATATACAAAAAGAATAGCGTATGAAGCGAGCCAAATTTTTGGGTATGTAAATTTTAACACTGCAATAGTGCCGTTTCACAGCTATTCTGATTTGCTTGAAATAAAAAATTCTACTCTGGGAATAGAATCCAGTTATGTAGAAACGAGTTGGAGAATGAGGTTACAAGCAGGGGCGCAAATGGAACATACAGCTAGGAGGGTGATACAAATATGAGGGCTGATGAGTTTTTGAATATAGTGAATAAGAGCAGCAAAGAAAATAAATATAAGTTAGGAACAATAGATCCGAGTTATTCTAAAGGTAGACCTAGAGTAATATTTGATGGAGAAGACACTCCGAGTCAAAAAAAATACCCTTATTTAGGCAGCTATACACCTGGGAAGAATGATAGAGTTCTATTATTAAGTGTATCAGGGACTTATGTCGTGTTGGGGAAGGTGATAATTTGAAACTAAAAGAATTTGACATATTGCTAGATATAAAGAAAAATAAAAAGATCGAAGATATAGAAGTAGTGCAAAAAGATTATGAATCTAATGTATTCAATATATCTATAGTGGAGGACTTTGAGCCATATAATTTAACGGGGCTGGATGTTGAAATAGCTTTTGCTAAAGCAGACGGAACTACAGTATTGCAAGACGAAAATAATGGGATAACAATTACAAACACGATAGAAGGAAAAATAATTTGTGTATTAAAAACTAACACAATAGCTGCCCCTGGAAGAGTCCACGCAGAGGTAAGAATATTAGAGGGAGACAAACTATTAACTACTTCAAGATTTAATTTTTTTGTACGAAGGGCTATAGTAAATGATGAAACAGTAGAGAGTACAAATGAATTCCCTATATTGAACCAGAAAATACAAGAAGCTGACGATTTAATAGAGGAAATAAAGAGTAAACCAGCCATAAAAGGAGATAAAGGAGATAGAGGCCCTAAAGGAGATAAAGGAGATAAAGGAGATCTAGTGTTCCAAGACCTAAAAAATGATAAGGTTTATAAGTTTGGATTTCAGGTATCAGCCGATGGTAATCCACAAATTATTTTTAGAGAGGTGATTGAATAATGACAGATTTTTTAAATTTACCCAGTAAAGAAGGTCAAGATAATCAAAACGAAATATTGCAACGTATAGCCGACAATATGGACACAACATCAGGTGCAATAAAAGATGCTGTAGATTTGGCAAATACAGCAGCAGCAAAAGCAGAAGATAAAATTACAGATGTAGAAAATAGATTTCAGACACTTACAACAGAACAAC